TGATACTTGCCACGCTCTTTCATAGCACGGCTAGTAAAGATACCAAACACGTTGTCAGCTGTGTTGATCTTACTGATACCACCCGAAATGTGGCTGTGGTCAAATTCAATTTCTTCCACAGCACTACGATTCAACTGCGATGCAGTGACCATTAGTACACCCAGTTCCTTGGCCAAGTTACGCAGTTCTTCACTCACATACTTGTCTTTGACAAACAGGTCGTTGGGACTGACCTTTGCACTCACAGGCATCAGCAAATCCAAGTAGTCAATCATCATAAAGTCAACTCGGATACCTGTTTGTATCTGTACTTCTTTGACATAACTACGGATATCATTTATATTGCTCTGTGCCGGCAATGCTTTTACCCGATACTGTCCAGACTTCTTGGCAACTAGTTTAACTTTGAGTTCTGTTGTGTCAGTGTCTTTGCGAATATCCTTTGTTGACATGTTGGTCAGCATGGCATCTGTTCTTAATGATGTGAGCTCTTCCGAAAGTTCTAGTGTGATGTAAACACCACTGAGTCCTTGTTGTAGCCAGTTTAACGCAATGTTCATCATGACCAAGCTCTTGCCTGAACCCGAACCGCCTGCAAAGATGTTTAGTTCACCACGACTGAATCCACCATACAACAATCTATCCAGTTGTGGCCATCCTGTGCTTACTTGTCCACCCGAGTTAAAGTATCGGTTAATACGTGCCGCAGGATCAGCAAAGTAATCTGTACCCATGTCTTTGGTCAAACTAATCTGCACAGCATCTTTAATCAGTTTTTCAACCGGCTCAAACTCACCCTTCTCCAGCAAGTCTGCTGATTTTAAAATAGCACGTTCAAGTTCTTGACGCTTGGTAAAACTCTCAAACTCAGTCATAAACCAATCAAAGTGTCCTTCGTTCAAGTCCGGCACAGGTTGCAGTTTGATTCCAGTGGTTGCACTAATCTGCATCTTATCTGGCATGGTCTTGTGTTTGTCCGTGTGTTCTTTAATGAACTCGGCCGCAGGTCTCAAACTTTTGTCAAAGTTTTGCGGATTGTAGATGTTTTGAACACGCACATAACTACCGGCGTCTTCTAACATCATCTCTAAGAATAATCGTTGGACTTCAAGTCCGTAATCTTTTAACAAGTTGCTTCTTCCTTATTTCAATTTTTATCTTACTGGTCTCTTTTGCTTGCATAATAGTTAGCAAGGCTCCTAGCTTGCCCAACTTTATCACCGCATCATTAACGTCTTTACAGCCTTCTGGCCACTCGGGTATACTAACACTATATCCTAATTCCACAGCACGGTCAATCAGTTCTACACCTGCTGTATCTTGATCTGGCACCACAATCACTTCCTTACCCAAGCCACGTATCAGTCTAGCCTGACCCTCACTCACAGTATTGTGCATTAGTGCAAGTCCATTAATGCTTAGTGCATCAAATATGCCTTCTGTAACAATCACATACTGCCAAGCATTGCGTTGCAAGTCTGTGCCAAACACATATCCTGGCTGAGAGTGATTGATATACTTGGGAATCTTGTCATCTAGGAATCTAGCACACCAACCTATCACTTTGTTGTCATAGGTAAATGGAATCAACACATAAGGTCTAGTCCAATGAACGCCATCAGTTTTGATAGATGTCATTGCCGGGAAGTCTTCCGGCACACATCGCTGGCGTATGTAATCCCAATAATAAGGATGTTCAGTAGTGACAACTTCTGTGTAAGGCGGAAAGTCATCTGACTCCTCAAACTCAATAGCACTTAGTGTATTGAATACTCTTTGTCTATCTTCCAGAATGCCGTGTATGTTGCGATGTCTTAGGCTTTCAAGATTGAGCATTTCAATCTCGTTGTCTGGCACACCCATCCAACCCAGTAGTCGTCGGGCTTTAAAACTTACTGTGCGACCTAACACAAAACTGGCTGTGTAACTACAGTTAAAACAGTGATAACTCCAACCTTGTTCGGTCGCCTTGATACCACCACGTCCACGCTTGTCTTGTGAGTTACCATTGTGTGTACAACAAACTGCATTGAAGCTGAGCCAGCCCTGTGGACTAGGCTTTCTTTTTGCAGGTAGATAACTTAGGATGTTAAGCATTTAACTAGTATAACACAACTGTTACACTAGATCAACGATATTGAACGTTCTCAACTCGTCCGTTTGTGAATATTGCTGTGGCAGACACGTTGCTTTGGAATTGTATTGGCAAGTAACCTGATCCACCATTGGTAACAGTAACCGAACTAACGCCACCGTTTGGATTGACAGTGCAAGTAGCAGTGGCACCAGCACCATCACCGAGGATTTGAATCAACGGGGCAGCCACATAATATATGCCGGGATTGGTAATGCTGATAGAAGTTACCACTCCATCTACAACATTTACACTGCCCTGTGCGCCATAGCCAATTGAGTTGTTGAATGCCAAACGTAACAGCGGATGAAAACCAACTACATTAAAGTAATCACTTACTGTTTCACTTAGATACTGTCGTGACTCTGTAACATTATACCAAACTGACTCGTAGTTTTGAGCAGCCTGTATTTTAACTGTACCTGTGTAGCCCACAAGGTCATACTTTACTGTGGTCAAACTTGCGCCATTGGTAGGCATAAAACTGCTGTAAAATTCAGTTGCTTGAATAGCATTTTGTGGTTGTGGCGTCAACGCCCAGTCCGGCCACTGTGTTGGGCCTACACCAAAATAATTGTTCTTGCCATACATGTCAGGCACTGTGCATTCTGCCGCAGGAATATGTGCAGGCAATATTGAATCTACAATATTGCAATCTGCTCGGGCCTGAGAGTTGGCATCCGTATAAGCCGCTTGTACATAGTTACCGGCTGTGCGTTGTATGCTGTAGCTAGCAGGCTGTGCTTGAATGTTGATGGTATCTTCTGTGCTGAGTACCACTTTAACTCTGCCCAAGGCAGAGCTTAAAATATCCATGGGCTTGGTAACCAACAGTTCATCGCCTGTTTGGTTTACCACACGGAATACAAAACTAGAACCTGCAATATTCACAGGCTTTTCGTCTTGATTAATAAATTCAAAGAGCAGGACATTATCCACACCCTTGTTGATGGTTAGTTGTTTTGCGTACACTGGGTCGTACCTCGCTGTAAAATATCCGCCACTGGTGTCTATCAAAAGTACCCGGACGATTTGTTGGTATAAGTAAACGGTGGTTGAATACATAGGATCCTCAGTAAGTATTTATGGGTAACAATATCTTTGAAAAATTGACAGAAAAATATCCTTTTATTACGTTGTGCGTTTACGCCAATGCAGAATATCTGGGTGTGGTGCAAAATAGGGACGATATTGTCACAACTATCTACGACTTTGGTGCTGTAGCAGACCAAGAATCCAAGATGTTGTATCTGGAATTGGCAAGCACTTGGTGGTGGGAAAGCAATAGATCAATCCCCATAAACATCTTTTTACGCAAAGATTGGGAACAGTTCCGCTATACGTTACGGACTTTTGTCAACAAAGATCTAGAAATTTTACATGGCCCAACTTGTAGCTTGTTGGACATTGTGCGCAAGAAGAGCAAAAGAAAATCAATTACACTTGTACGACGTCTTGATTGAGCAAGTTTATGTGTAATACTACCAAAGCCGCGTAGGAAACTGCGTGGCTTTTCTTAAATGTGTAGCCCTGACTTTCATCGCCATCCCATACTGTGGCAAACACTTCTTCCCAGGGGCGAGTTTGTAAGTGTGCTTTGCCGGGACGGATGATACTGATAAAAGCTGCCATTCTAGGAATACTATCTGGCTTCATTACTCGGAGCAAGTCTGTATAGTTGCCCACGTGTACCAGTTGACTTGCCCACTCATGATCTGTCCATAGCCTTTCCCAAGCCGGGGGTGCAGTTAACATTTGTTCGTAGTGTTTGGGACTTTGCACAAGTTTGTAAACGTGCATATTCAAGAAGTCAATTTTGAAGTAGCCACGTTGTTCAGCAGTTTCGTAATCTAGTGCCGCACAGTTGTTAAACGGATCACGCGGAATGTCTGTAACATACACACCTGAGTTGTGTTTGCGCACCTGGTTGCCAACTTCTAATCGTGCAGGAGTATGCTGAATCAACTTCAGTATAGTGTCTCTATCCGCAAAGTCAATGTCAATATCTGCGCTCATTACCAACCTGCCTTGTTTAATATGTCTTTAACGTACTCTTGGTCCGCTGGATAGTTTGTGAATTTCTTTTGCCAAGCGTCACTATCAATGTACGGCCAAATCATTGCCACTTGTTCTGTGCTCAGTTCGCTTAGGAACTTTTGTCCTGATTCTGAATTGTAGATTATCCAAGGGCTTATACGTCCTGCTGTTACAGAATAACATAGAGCATTGGTGTTGCCATAACGCATCCAGTCGTGTGGAGAAGCATTGGTTTCTTCTGCCCAACGCATGCTGTGTTCTATTGCACGAGCCAGCGCATCATCCACTGCTTCCACACGCAAATATTCCACAAGATACTCTGTGTAAACTTTGTCACTACACCAATGATCAATTTTCTTTTGTGCTTTTAGTAACCAAGTCATAAAACGTGGGGGTGCAATCACATTGGTGTTTACACAATAGTTTCCAAACTTCACAAACGCTCGATAGTACGGGCTATCACAAAAGTCATCGTGTGTTTTGTTCCGGGCCGAACCTTGCATGGTTTCATAAAATTTGATGTATGCTTGAAAACCCATACGCACACCTGTTTCATCTCGAGCCAAGCGTCTGCGTTTGGGTTCGCACATGTGAACTGCTATGCTGGTTTCTCTAGCAAATTCTTTTTTGCAAAACTCGCAGGTGAATGTCATTTCTTGTCTTTACCGGAAGCTCTGTGGTATGCGTCAATTTCTTTTTGTGACGTTATCTGTGCCATGACATCAATTTCATCATCCTTGTAGTCAGGATAAATTTCCATCAATGCTTTGCGTTTGGCACTTAGCCCAGCTTCTTTCTTTTTAGGAGCAATCCAGGGATGTCTCGGTGTACCTATGTCTGGACTAACACTTGTGGCCATAAGCCATTGTAATTTAGGATGCCGGCTAACGTCAAAGAAGTGTTTGTTTAGTCTTTCGTTGCAACTGATAACATAGAACTCTTGTAGTTCCCTTGACCCTTCCACTGCCGAGCCCCAACGTATCATCAAATAGTTACTAAACTTCTTGCGTTCTTCTATGGTAAGTTCATCATAGAATGTTCTAACCTTGCGGTCAAACATTCTCATCTCGTTGGCAATGTTTAGTTTATCACTCATCAGTCTTACTCAGTTTATAGATCATTATAACACGATCCAGTGCGTCTTGTAAAGTGGGATTGGTTGGGGCCGCACGTCGAATCTCGTGCCACATCTTGTTTTCTTGTACATGGTCACTTAAAGGTCTACCATCTACTGTTCATGAATCGTAATTGATCTTGTGACCTGTAACGGGATCGTAATCATATCCTATTACTATACGTGTGCCTGGACCTGCTCCCGACTCACGAGCATATACCACGTCATTAACACGTTCGTAAATGTACGTAGAATCTGGTTTAAGTTGTCCCATTACCAGGCCTTGTTATAGTCCACAATCTCACAGTTACGACTTACGTCTTTAACAAAATAAACGCAATCAGGTTCTGCATCATCATTTAAGGGTACTGCTAGCATTTGTCCATTCTTGAGTTTGGGTGCGTACCAGTTTACTTCATGATACACATCCAAGATTTCTATATCAGGGAAACTGGGTCTGTAACTAGTTAGTGGATTGAATTGAAATACTCTAAAACCTCTGTCGTTGATTGAAGTCAACGGTAAAACTTCCAGGTCACCAATGTCTGGTTCCCCAATAAGGATCTGCCAGTCCATGGGCATCTTGAGAGTTTGTGTTCCTATGCGCAACACCAAGGCAGGTGCGTTGAACGA